TGTACGTTTCAAAAAGTTTAATTCCTGTGCTGTGTACTTTAGTTTTTCTTTTAAAGGCTTTGATAATAATTTAGGTACAGACTCAAGTTCAATTGTGTTCTCATCACAATAAACTATGATTGCTTCGATGTAATTAAGTGAATCATTTTCTTGCACTAACTTTTCTATATCCTGTGCAAATTTGGATGGACAAAGAAATTTCTTCTCCAACACTTCGTTTAGTTCTTTATCCATTACCATGAGATTTGAGATTAGAGGTGACAAATTTCTTTATATACTTAACTAGTAGCTTAATATACTCGTCTTTGTTGCGTTTGTCAAATACTTTTACGTCACCGCCTGGTGTTACCATCAATGTAATTAACTTCTTAACAGATATACCAGTCAACTCATAGTACATACATGCGTATGCAGTTTCCTGAACGAAATAATTTTCCAACCATTTCTCTGGTTTAATCTTCTCAGACGTTTTAAAGTCTATGATTGCTAGTTCACCTTCATACTCAGCGATGCAATCAACACGACCAGCAATGCCAAGATACTCTGAGTAGAGTGTCCTTTCTATAGCATGTATGTTATCAATCTTATCAAGGAGAGGTTTAGCATGATGAAACATAAACTGTGTAGCAGGAAGAAAGTTATTCCAGTCCAGTTCTTTATTCTCCAGATATCCTTGAGCTGCCTCATGAAAATCTGTACCACGTGTGGTTGCTTTCTTGGTGATGCGATTTGCTTCTTCCTCACCCACACGCTTACGCCATTCAGCAAAGATGTGTCTATTATAGAAAGATGTAACCGAAGTTATAGAAGGAACCCACTCACCATTGGGGACTTGGTATAGTCTACAACCAGGTGTTTCTTTCTTTTCAAGTTCAATGTCACCGAGATAATTATGATGAATAAAATTCATAACATACCAAGAGAATGCTTTGCTAAGATGTACTCTTTAACCAACCCTGAACGAACGATATCATTGATATCAAATTCAATAGCAGCAAATGATTCCATCATAGAAATTACTTTCATAAAGTCACCAAGTCCTGCACGTTCATGATTGTTACGAAGATCAGTTTGAACTCCGTCACCACAGAAAATAATCCTAGAATTATCTCCTACTCTAGTAATTATACTATCTAACTCGTGAAAGTTCAAGTTCTGACACTCATCCACAATGACAATAGCATTATCTAATGTAGTTCCACGTATGAATGAAGTACTCCAAAAGGTAACAGTTTCTTGAGTCTTAAGTTTACCATACAACATCTCAAAGTCTGTATCAGATGGCATCTGAAACATGTACTTGACCATCTTCTTGTATGGAACCTGAAAGAGATAAGATTTATCCTCATGATCTCCTGGTAGGAAACCAATTTCACGTGTGGATACAAGAGAACGAACGATGTAAATCTTTTCGTATGGTGTATCTAAATCAAGAACTTCTTTGAGTGCTTTGTACAATGCAATGAATGTTTTACCTGTACCAGCACATCCATAGGCAAACAAATGTTTACCTGCGTCATACTCTTCAAAGAATTTCTCTTGATTGGTAGTAAGAGGATCAATGTCTACAAGTAGATCTGCATTGATAGGTTTCTTACGTCTCATTTGTTTAGCCGTAAGTCCTACTCCAATGGGATCGTCAGTCTTTTTCTTTCTTGGCATAAATGTTAGGTAATCTTTTTGACTTTAGAACCAGGTGCTCTAGAAGCTCTGTCTAGAACTTCATTCCACCCAGGATTGCGAGCGACAAGTTTATTCTGCCACTCACCTACTTCACCCACTCCAGGCATAGTAGATGGATCAGAATAGTCTCTCAACCAATCTGGATTATCAGTACGCCACTGATCCCAATCGTGAATACTCATCTTCACTTCTTTCTGCTCACCAGTCTTTGTGTTGACTACAGGATAGGTTGCCATAAAACTTAATAATGTGCTGTTATTTAGACCAAGCAAGGGCTTCTGCCACCACTGGGAATTGTTCGGAGAATATTCTCTTACATTCATTAGCAATATTCATGTGTTCTTTCTGTGTACCATGACCAGAACGTAAGTTAATATAATGTATCCATGAACGGCATGAACCAGTCATGTATATCTTAGTGGGAGTAGCAAGAGGTAATACAAATCTTGCACACTCCTTAGCGATACCTGCATCTAACATCTCTTTATACAAACGCATCCCATCTACAAAATGTTTTTGCATCTTACTATTAAAATCCTGAACAACAAGAGGATCTACATCATCGATACTGTTCTGTCTATTCTTATCATCCTGTCTACGTAGCTCTGGCAAAGGTATCTCTTTACCTAACATACTGCTATCAGCATACCTTTGAGAGAACTCTTGATAGGTGAATGATCTATGTCTTAATATCTGTGCTGCTAATCCTCTGGTAGTGCTGATCTCCAGAGTCATGTATGCTTGCTCAAAGACCGACCAATGACCGTGCTTGATGCAGTAACTTAGCAAACCACTTACGTTTGGATTGTCCTGATTCTTTGGGTTGCTCACCCTTGCCACGTACCCCATTGTTTTTTCCGCCTCTGGAGTCACTGTCACCAACTTCACGTTCATGTTGTTTCTTTTCAAGTTTGAGTCGTTTTTTAAAGTTCTTAGCAAAGTTTATTTCCTCCTTAGAATATAACTCAGGATGTTTCTTTGCCCTCTTTAGTATTAGTTTGGCTGCCTTCTTGTCTTTCATACTTACCGTAGTACGCTTTAAAATAGGAGACTATTCCGCTTGTGTTCACGTGCTTACTACACCAATCATCAGCACACTCATAGATTGCTCTGTTGGTATGAGTGTCTCCGAATTCTTTCATCAATATAGACAATGCATACTGTCTAGTCTGGGTAACCATCGTCGTCATTGAAGACTTCTTCATAATCATTAGGGGGTGCAGAAAATGCAGGTAAATCTGATGTATAAGCATCAACATCAGAATAAACCTCAGACTCTAAGGAATCAACCAAGAGTTTGAGGTTCTTAACAATCAACTTTAATCTCTCTTTGTCCATAAGGTATTTATAAAAGAGGGGGTGGGAGGTTGGATTAATGTGTACCAACAAGTAAGGGGCATTGCTACATTTGTAGATTTTTACCTCACTGTCCGAGACCCGACTGGTAAGTCGATTCTATCTTACGATAGCAGCACCACCTGTGTCCCGTCACCTTAACTAGCCTTATGCCAGCAAGTTTGATTCAGTCACTCCCATGTCAGGTTCGTCAACCCAACAAATAAATTATGTCATAAAAAAAGGAGGGTGTCAAGCCCTCCTTTATCTATCTGTAAGTCAGTACAGAAAAGACTAACTCTTGGATGCGAACTTACGTTCTACCTTGATACCACGATACATTAGATCATGGTTTCTCTTCTGTGCTTCTACTCGTACCATTTCACGATACGCTTCGGAATCATACTTGACTCCTCTATAAGTGACTTGTGCCATTGGATTACTCCTGAAGTAGTTGGATTTTTAGGCCCCGTTCCTTCAGTCATGTGCGTCCTCTGGAAAACATCCTGGTTCAGTACTCTCTGCCACAATCTGAACTAGTTCAGACTTTGGAGTGTTAGTATGCTGCTTATAGATCTGGTCAACCAAACCTGTAGCATATTCACACGTAAGGAGGGTGCTTAATAGAACTTCCATGAGGATGAACGCTCCGTTCCGTGACTTACTTGCAACCCCGTCGAAGGGGGTCGAACGATTGTGTTAATAATAACACAGTTATATTATATAGTCAAGTAGAACTGTATCATTTGATACCAAACCCATTAACCACCTTTTCTGCGTGTCTATTATGCTCCTTTAACTTAGTCATCCAGATCCTTTCTTCCAGAGTCACCTCACCATCAGTTGATACTACTCTGCAGCAGATATCAACTAACTTGTTGTAATAGTTGTTGCTTAACATGTTGAATTGCTAGTGGTAGTATGGCATATTCTTTTCTTTGAATAGCCTTGGTCAATGATTTAATGGTATCCTCAGGGAGAATGGGTACAAGTCCCTGTAGTATTATTTCTCCACTATCTAATTCTTCATTGACATAATGTACACTGCACCCAGTAAATGATTCACCTGCTTCCATTGCTTGTTGAACAGCGTTTAATCCTTTGTACTTGGGAAGTAATGAAGGATGTACATTAATTATAGGAGCAGGGAAAGCAGCAGGATCTTTGATCACTCTCATATACCCTGCTAACACAATAAGATCAACACGATATGCCTTAAACAATTCAACCATCTTATCTTCTTCTTTGGCATTCACATAGCAGTGAGGAATACCATACTTAGCTGCTCTCTTTAGAGCACCACATTCTTTTTTGTTGTGAATCATCATCACAACTTCATCTTTGTTACAGGTTCGGAGTATGTTCTCGAAGTTGGTTCCGTTGCCAGAACACATAACACCTAGTCTCATGTTGGTTTTTTGCCTCCATACTTAATATATAATCGTTGTACTTGATTCTTATCAAGACCAGCAAGATTTATGCAGTTATGAAGACATATCCTTATACATTCTCTATCAGAAACAGGTGCTCTCTGTCTCCATCCATGTTCATCGATGATGGTCTTAGCACCTGCAAATCCATAACCTTCATCTGAACCACCTGCTTCTACACTCATGAGTCAAAATCCATATCGTAAGGACCATTAAGTTTTTTCTTATATTCTCTTTCATCAAGGACTTCATTAATCAGTTCCTTAAGTTCTTCCTTGAGTTTAGGTTCAAGTAATGTTAATGGTGTGGGGTTAAATGGTGGATAGATTGGATTACCATTAGCATCATGAGGATATACGTTATCCTTACATCCTTCCACCGACTCACCACTCATCCCCTGAGTATCAATTTTTGAGATGTCTGCCATGTTGATCCAATAATTTGATTTGATTTAGATTAGACTTCTCTTTTCTTTTAAGTTTTTTATATTCTCTGATGAGTTTCTCAACTTCATTATTAGATACCTTTACCTTAAGTTTCTCATCACCATGTTTAGTAATACCAAAACCCTCAGCAGCAGCCTTCTCTGTATCATCTATGTAATCATTGATTCCCTCTTGGATTTCATCACGGATGAGTGCATCGATTTGTGCTCGTAGCATCTCATCACCATCTTTGTTCTTACTCATGAGGGCCCTCAGGTCTCTTTCTCTTTTTCCTTTTCTTAGGAGGTGCTGGTGCAACATTCCAACGGTTTGGTGGAACCATTCCGTCAGACTGTTTCATTCCTATAAAATTCTTTTGATATCTATCATAATAATTATCAAAGATTTCTGACTGCTTGTCTGCCATAGCAATATCATACTTAATTACATCGTCAACTTTGTACCATGTCAAGTATGCATTGTAAGGGAGTTTAGTATTGTTATCCTCCTGAGGATTACAATTTTCATGGAGGATAGATATCGAAGGAGTGTAATTAGTATTCAATTTACAACTCCCACTTCATACTTAGTACCTCCTCTACCACCCCACTGAATATCAGGATATGCTTCAGCAACAATCTCTTGATTTAGTGT